ATACTAAATAGGTAAACTAGTAAGACATATATACCCTCATTAGTGATATATGTAGACTTCTAAAAAGAAAAGTTTTTGCAGTGTAACTCTAAATATGTTTACATCGGCAATTCTATATTATATTATTTCTAAAATTTATAAATTATTAATAAATGATTGATTAAATATGTTGTATTGATTAAATATGATTAAATAATTGATTAAATATGTTTAATTGATTAAATATGTTTGGTGGTCAATTTATGTTATTGGTGTTAAAGTTCTGACGATTTGACCATTCGTCATATTGGGTGCGTATAATTCAAAATCATCTGCGGCACATGTATAAATATTTATATCTACCACAGGTGAATATCCTGTTTGAACTACCAATTTATTTAATACGCGTAATTGAAAAAATCCAAGGAAACATTGTGAAACAAAATCTCCATTTTTAAGTCCATTATAAATTGGTTTTACTGGAGTTGGGGCTAAGTATGGGAATACTACTCTTGCTCTTCCTAATCCATCTTTTAAATCTATTTGAACACCATAAGTTGATGTAGCAGCAGCATCTGTGGCTATTGTTTGCACTTCATCAGTAGATAAATTAGGATAATATCCTAAATATAATCTTCCAGTATGAAACATAGTACAAATAACATCCACAACCATTACCATACCTCCTCGATAATATGAGAAAGGTTTAGCTATATAATCTAATAATGTTGCATTGAATGTTGTTCCGTCTGCGATACCAATTGTTGATTGTATATATGGTAACATCATTGGGCCTATTGGATATTGTAATAGGATTGTACCTTTAGCTTGAGTAGTTGACCATTCTCTAACAAAAGGTCTTGAATATCTTTTCTTGAGTAAGAAATCCATTGACATTTCATCGGCATTGGTAGCGAAATGTTCTGGATCACACAAACTTTGACTAGATGGTTTTAAGGATAATCTAGGTATATGTTCTATATTAGTTGAATGTGCTAAATATTGTTCTGGTTTTATAACTATAACTCCTGGATTATTACTATCATTAGGTTTATCCATTGATCCAATGAAACCAACTATGTCAGTTACAATTTCTTTTGGTAATACT